GACTTTTATTAGAAAAAACTCCAGCACATGTGGAACCAATTCCAACAAAACCATCACGTCCACCTCCACCTCTTCCGCGATTACCCCATTCGCGACAACAACAACCTTATATAAATTATCTAATAAGTCAAAGTCAAGATACGGTTACTGGTACACGAAAAAGTCAAGATACATTTACACGAAAACAAACAAGTCAACCATTGTTTGAAACAAATTTTGGAGGGGGAACAAAAAAATATTAGTAAAAGATAATGAACCTATCTTTTTTCAATAAAAAAAGTGAATTTTTAATATTAACATTTTTGAATTTAATAATACAAGCAATCATTACAAGGTATACCATGGTAAAATCAACCAAGGAACACAAAAAAAATAAATGGTTTAATTTAGGATTATTTATATTTCAACTCGTATTAATTTTTGCACTATGTATGCCAATCCCCATTGTATTTAAATTTTTATTGTTTTGTTTGTTTTCAGTAACATGGGGATTTACTTTATCCGCATTAAATTTAAATGATACGTTGGTACATGTTGCTTTTTACGGAACATTATCTGTATTTGGAATAATGGCGGCAATTGGTGTATTGATCAGCTTGGTTGGTATTAATCTTGGACCACAAATAGGATTATCACTATTTTATGGGTTATTATGCTTATTATTATTTGGAATATTTAATATTATTGCAGGCGACACCATGCATAAAATTTTCTCTATGGTAGCTGTAATATTATTTTCCATGTATATTATTTATGATACAAATAAAATTATGCAAAGAGATTATAAGGGTGATTTTATACAAGCATCATTAGATTATTATCTAGATATAGTAAACATATTTTTGAATTTATTTTCACTCCAAGATTAATCCGTAAACATAAATTTTCCTAACCATGCTGATACCATTCCCCACGCAACCATGGTAACTTGTCCTCCCTGTGTAATGGTCCATCGTAAAATAATACAATGGCTTGCTGTTGTCATGAATGGAGCCAAAGCCATTCCCCAGATCGTTAATGGTACGCAATATCTAGTATATAAATGTGAAGCTACAATATGTAATATATACCATCCAAAAACGACACCAATCATTTTAGGTATAGATCCATTCATCTGTATTAAACAATACAAATGAATTATTGATCAATTTTAATTTCATACACAGGAATATTATACAAAGACATGATTTTAACAAATCCAGGAATGGTATTAGACCATGAAAAAGAATAAATTTGTTTTGCTTTGGCCATTAAATGTAAATCAAATAATGTATCATGAACTGCGGTATCATGTGGATCAAATCCTATATTTCCAATTAATGTATCAAATGCAATACACTCTGGATATTCTGTTTTGATGTATTCTTTTATTTCATACGTATCACTTAAAATAATAATATTGGGAGATAAATACGGTTTTATTTTTTCATACACGGTATACAATAAGTGTGGGTATTTAAATGTGGAAATAATGGGATTGTTCAAATGTATATGCAAAATATCATGCACGTGTATTGGAGCTATTTTTAATTGTAACCATTCAGGTGGATGTAATATTTTGCGTATAAATTGTTTGCAATCTGTATATAAATTTATAAATAAATACGTTTTGGTATAAAAAAATAAAACATTGGAGTTAGATGACCGTATATAATGGTCAACGTCATGTATGGTAGGAATTTGCGATTTATTTTCTAAAATAAACTCTTCATAGGGATGAGATGGATTTGGTAAACATTTGGATATAGAATGGTGTTGAAAATCAACATATAATTCAAAATTCATTTGAAGGGATAAATTATATAAAAAACAAGTTGTTCGTATGAGTCCAAATAAATCATCGCAAGTATGTTTCGTATAATGATTTTTCCAAACTAAAATTACCGTTTTCATACTTTAAGAATAGATCTTTTTCATATTCATGATTTCTGGATTGTGTGATTGTGGTAGAAATAGTAGTTTAATATCATTTGTGCTTCTAAATCGGATGGAATTTTTTTGGCCTTGTTGGTTGCGGCCGACACGTCCAGCAGCTTGTATAATTTTTTCAGGAGTTAGGTCTTGTTTTCCAATATAGCCTTGGCAAAACGGATAATTTGTTCCATAAATATAATCGGAATCAGCAATGATAATGAATAAATATTGTTGAGTTGCCAATTCTTTCATGATTTCCATATATTTAGTATTCGTCTGTTTATCAAATACGCCAATACCCATCAGCAACAATAGTTTCTTTTTGTTATCAATATCCAACGATAAAATTGTTTTTGCAGTCGTAGAATCTATATTGGATGAAAATGCAGTATTCAATTTATCTGCATGTCCATATTTTTCTAAATGTATTTTTTTATTTGGTACATATTCTTCAGGTAAAACCATGGGCAAAATTTGGCCGTATAGATCCGTTAACTTGGATTGAATGATCTTCACTTCAGGAGAATAGTGTTCCTTCATCATTTTATTTTTCTTGTCTTCATCTTTGCTGTTTGCATCTTCAAGATCTTTTTCTAGTCGGGAAATTTTCTCGGAAATGACAGCATTATGTCCAAGATTTTTAAGGATAGTTGCCAATACTTGTTCAGGAATATTAGATGTTTTGATACAATATTTTTCCAAGTTGGTTACATCATCTGTAATATAAATAGTCGGTCCATTTTCAAGTGTATACGCATCCGAGGAGCAAAAGGCAATGGTAGATGGATGTTGAATACGATGTGCCATTTCATAGGCGTATACCGTGGGCCAGGTTTCTTCTGTAAACGTTTTGAGTGTATTCAAGTAAAATTGTTTGATGGAATCAATACGCACATCGTTAACAGATTTGAACCAACTAAAGTCTGATGCATGTTTAGATAAGAATAGAATAACTGCATGTAGGTCAAAATATTTAATAACAATTCGTTTTTGTTCAAGAAATGTCAAACAAGTTTGTAATTCGTTGAACGTTGGGCAATGATAATGGGGAAGTTCAATTTGATTGTCTGGATTCAAAAGTTGAACTGATTTCGGACTATCATAACTAGATATTTTAAACAATTCTGCATCAGTAAATGTAGATTGGAAACTTTGAAATGTATCCGAAATATCATCGGGTAAAGTTGCCGATGAAAATAGTACAGTTGTAATTTCTTTGTTGGATTGCCAGTTTTGTTTGTACAATGCATGTAATGGATGCTCGGCATAGTCTAGTGAAATAGTTGGTTCATCTAGCCAGATCATCATTTTATTACCAGATTTAAATTGCAGCATATATTCTTGTGCATGGGCAAAGGATTCAATATCACAAATCATCAATTCTACTTTTTCACCATTACTGTTATCTACTTTGAGAATTTTACCATTACGTTTGTCACGTGTACAATCCGTTACTGCGTAGTAATGAAGTTTAATATCGTCTTTGGATTTGGCACCGAATGCAGTCGCAATTTTCTTGCGAACAGCAATGGCTGATCTGGCAAGAGATAATGCAACGTGCCGATGTGCACACATAAAGATAATGGCATCATAATAAGGACATGCACCAAGAGGAGATAGTGTTTTTCCAGTACCAGTTTGTGCAGTATACATGATTAATTTAGGATTTGGATTTTGACAAATTTGAAATAGTTGGCGTTGATGTTCGTGTAATTGCAGAGGTTGATGTTTATAAATATAGGGGTTGTTTTCAATGATATCCACTGCATTTAACACTAAGGATTTTAAATCAAACGTGTGGAGTTGCATCAATTGTTGAATGAGTTGTTGAATGTAAATATTGGTAGTTGGAATGTTGTAGGAGAATAGAATATGCAACGTGTAAAAATGGTTTGGATTGGATAGGGCAAGTTTGCAAATATCAAGTAGAATAAATTCGTATATGGTACTTGGTATTTGGTCGGTAGTTGTATCTAACCGAATTTGATCGGCTTTCTTAAGTTTAATTTTTTCTTTTGGTGGAAGTTTAAAGCTGCATTTCATGTCTTTGAACATTTTATAAAAGTATTTATAGAACAGAAATAGGTCAACGGCATCATTTTGACTCAATTTCAAATATTCAATGATGGTTGTGAGTTTGTGATGAATAGCATTCAGATTTTCATACGCATTAGCCAAAAAGTTGACAATCCGATCTTCGCTGGAAGGAAGAGGAACTTCAATAGAGCACCACTCGGATTTGGTAAGTTTGCAGGAATCCATTTTATAAATAAAAAAATGCGGTTTTAAATTTCAATTTTTATAACTATTATGACATATACATTTTTTGTAGAAAGATACACAATGAAACTATAGAATGGGCAAAGCAATTCAACAAATGTATAAAATAGAAAAATGAAGTTGGAAGAAGAGACCATATTTTTAATTATTTAATGTCCAATTTTTTTGACCCCAATTTGCTTTTATTTTAAACAAATCTAAATTTGGATAATATTCAACTTTTCTTAATGTTCCAGTATTATAATAATTGGTAGGACCTGTTGTATTCTCTTTGTAATTGCGAGAATCATAATTGCCTAATATAATATTATTTTTGTCATGTTTAAAAATATAATCTTCAACCAAAACTCCATTTATTTTAAAATTCATGGAATTGTTTTCATTTGTATTTTTTGTACTTAATAAAAAATCTTTGAAATGATTAATTATTTGTTGTGAATATATACCCATATTCATTGAAAATGGTTTATTTATCTTTATAGATGAAATAGTGGTTAAATCTATTGCTTTCAATTTATGACAAAAATTTTTACCAATTTTACAAGTATCATGTAAATATAAATAATGTTCATGAATATCATTAAAAAATAATTCACAAAGGGTTATTAATCCGGTAAAATCTATACTATTATGATTGCAATGTATATATGTAATTCCACCTTTTTTACTAATTTCATAATCATTAATATTGTAATATCCACCAATAACAACAATGATGTCATAAAAATCAATTATTTTATTTTCTTCAAAACTATCTAATAAATGTTTTAATGCAATGTGTCCTTTTATATAAGAATTAATTATTATTTTCATATAATAATATACATTTTTATTTTCAAATAAATTCACTGAAAATAAGTTGTTTGATTTCTTTATTTTTCAACAACGTTTCTTTCTTTTCAAATGCGTCAGGATCCAAATCTTTATATTGTTCCAAATCAGCTTCATACTTTTGTCTATTGAACCCTGGAATTTTATCCAATACAAGGGCAAATACTTGTTGCAATGGTTTCATCATTTGATTTGTAATATAATATTTGTAATCGGGTGCCAATTTGTGTTCACGTACAAATTCAGGTGTTTCAATCTTATCGCCTTGTAATTCTTTCACACCTTTTACTGGTTTTGTTTTAATAAACAAGTATTTCATACGATTTCCTGGCTTAGGTTTGTTACCAGGGTCGCGTCTACCGATACGATTTGCCAACACATTGTGTGCAATGGAATTTGGATTTTTATAACCAGAACGAAGTGATTTAGTAATAATGAGTTTTTCTATGGGTATTTCACCATTGACTAACCGTGTCATATAATTTTTGGCAAATGCAATTGCTTTTGGAATATTTTGTTCTTGCATTAAAATATCAATTGTACCTCCATATGAATCTTTGAGTAAATCACAATTATCACGCCGTTTCAAAACATTTCCCATGTTTTTACGATAACAATCTTCTGTATTTTCTTCATAATAATCTCCGATATATCTCTTCTTTTTGAAAAGTACAAATGGCCAAATCGCTTTTTCAAATGCTAATTTGTGTGGAGCACGCAGCATAGAAGTTGCTAAATCACCACTTTCAACCGCCAATTCCATGCCAATCGCCAACGATTCTTTTCCCAATAATTTCCGACCATCTTTAGTAATTTGGAGTTTATAAAATACAGAATCCGTATCTCCATAAATATATTCGGATTTCACCATTACTTTTCCAAATGAAGTATCACATTCGCGATTATCATATACATTTTCAATCAATTCTTTTGCAAAATTGAGTAATTGTCTTCCACCAGCAGTGCAGGAAGCAGCAACATATTTATTATAAAACATGCTCGTAGGTGCACCACATTGTCCGTAAATGGAATTAGCAGTAATTTTCAAAGCATTTTGGCGTTTGTTGTAAATTTGTTTCATGAATGGATCGGATTCTTTTTCCATTAATTTTTTGGTATCTTTTCTTGATTTCAATAACATTTCTAACACGTATGGAATGATTGCCTTTTTATCATTTGGAAAATGCGCAAATCTACACACCATATATCCTGATTTTACTTTTACAGCAGCAGATTTTGGTGTTTTGCGCACATATTTATATGTATCGGATGCAACATCCTCATATGTAAATCCAGGTAAATTATCGTATACATATACGCCATGTTTTTTAACACCAATTTCTTCAATCAAGTTATCTTGTAAATCATACATTTTTACAGATTGTAAACTGTCCATAGACATATTTCCTGCAATAATCGTAGATGGATATAGGGAATTATAATCGTTTACATACACGGGTTCTTCAAAATAAAACCCGCATTTTGGCGGAAGTACAACGGCACCTTCATAGCCTTCACTGAATTCAGGTTTTTCAAGAACAGGCATTAAAATGTTATTTTCTCTGCATTTTTTGGCAATCAAACTAGCAGTTTTAATACCTTGACCGCGCATGACAATAAATTCAACGGGTACGCTACAAATAGATGCCATTTCTACGAGTTCAGTCAATAAATCAATCTTTTGAAACAGCCGATGCACTAGATTGCAATCCTGTATACAGTATTTAGCAATAATGGCTCGGTCATCATCCGACCCTTTATAAAAGTTGAAAATGTCATGATGATCAACATCATCTTTTGCCAAACACCACCGAACATTTTTCCTTAGGTCAGGCATAATCAATCCTTCTACGGTAAAATATCCTTTCCCGATTTCCATGACTTTGAATTTCTTACCATTTTTATAATAATCACTGGAATGGGATACTTCTTCAAACATGACATAGTTGAATTGTTCCAATCCCTGTAAATTTTTACTGAATATTTGTGTGACATTGTTGGTCTCATCGTGTTCTAGTTTGGGAACACTATCTCCAATAAATTCAGCAGATACGTTGTTCAATGTGTAGGAACTCAAATTATAATTTCTGCGAAATTCCGTATACAAATCAATTTGAAGTCGTCCAGGCATTTTGATATAGTTTAAATTGTATTCACCGCTTGCCAAAAATACGGTATTTTCCTCAATTTTCCAAACATCATTTTCATATTTACCGCATGTTTCATTAGTACACGATAATTGAAGAAATTCTTCAATACAATCAGTTTCAATGGCACGGTGAAACATAAATTTGTAATCAAAACCAAATGTATTGTATCCAATCAAAATGTTTGGATTTTCACGTTGAATCAGATTTTTCCAGGCTACAAGAACTTCGGCTTCTGTAGGATAACACTCAAGAACTACATTATCCACAGGCGAACACGTTCCAAGAACAATACAATGGTTCAAGTATGGTTTGGATTCACCATAGCGAACAAACGTCGTTCCAATATAGGTGACTTGGTCTCCTTTAATTTTTGGAAAGATGGAATTTAATCCTTTTTGAAGTTCATTGATTTTAGAATCTTTATCAAATTCTTTATCTTGCAACATTTCAATTACGGTAGATTCTTGATCATATTCTTTGATTCGTTTTGCAACTTCGGCTTCATTATCCGAATCGTCTTCACCGCCGTGATCCAAATCGGTATGGAGTTCTACTGTTTCCGTTGGAACATAGTTTCGCAATGGTTGTTTGATCCATTTTTGAAACATTGTGTCTGCTTGGTCTATAGTGATTTGGCGTTTCGTATACACAATATCTATTTCGTGCATGGTTTCAAATCCAAATGCGGAATGAATGCATTTTTGTAGTGTTGGTAGTGTATCTTTTTTCTCTACTGTTTGAAAACAGTCTACGATTTGTTGAGCAAGTTTTTTGTAATCCTTGACTGGTAATGGAAAATCACCGTGACTACTGTTGGCTTCAATATCAAAACTTGCAATGACATATGGTACAATGGTTTCTTTTGCTATCGGTTCAATGTCTTTGGCACTTACATTGAATTCATACGTACACGTTGTATTTTTAGGAGAAATTTCTGTATAATTAGATATTTCAATCCAACCAGATGGACTTATATTTTTAATGTGAAAATAGCGCAACAATGGCGGGATATTAGATTCGTACAATTGAATGTAATGTCCTTTGAAATTGTATCCTTCTTTTTTCAATACCCATGCAAATCCAGGTTTTTTATTAAATTTAGAAGGTTTATTGGATTGAATTTCGTGATACCACATATTTTTTACACGGTGAAAACAAGAGAGTCCTTTGAATTTCAAACATATGAATTTGTATTCGCGTAATCCGTCAAATCCGTCAAATTTACGACGGTTAATTAAGGAACAATCTACGATAAATTCCGACATATAAGGTCCAACTTTAGATTTGATGTGATCTAGAAATAGTTGTTTATCATGTTTCGTATACCAGTCGGGAACTCTGCAGTAAAAACACGGTTTATAATCAGATATTTCTATGCAAAACGATTCTCCTTTTTCATTCATACCAAACATGTTAATTATAAATTCGTCATCAAACGATTTAGTTTGGAAATCTAGCAATTTTAGTTGCATATTCTTAATCATATAAAAAATATTTATTTACATCAATTTTAATATTGTATTAATATATGAATTCTTTGTTTAGTGTTCTACCTAAAGAAAATTGCCTTTTATTTTATATAATTTCCGTATTTTCTCTTATTATATTTGCAGTTACATTAGTAGTTGGACTTATGTCTACTAAAACCAAGTGGAAGGTAGTTGTATTAAGTTCACTTGGACCATTATTTATGTATTACTTTTATCGTCTATTATATTCCATGTGCGAAGGATCTTTGCAATGAATTTCTTAATTTAAGGTATGAATAAAGAAATTAAAATAAATCCAGATTTATTTAGAACGTCCAAACCCAAAACGTTGAAAAAACCAGCTTTATCTGGAAGTGAAATCAAAAAAGCATTATTGGAATCTATACAACCAAAATCGGATCCAATTTTAAATGCAGTACAAGATGTTGAAATTATACAAAATCCAATTAAAATAACAACGATAGAAAATGAACCCGTTGCTATAGAACAAGTACAAGAACACATGGAAGGCGATGTTTTAGTCAAAACTGAAATTAAAGAAGATATTCCATATGGTTGTTTAAAACAAGGAAAAAAACCTACTTTTAAACAATGGACATTACACAAAAAACCAGTACAACAAATGACAACTACACGATCGGTTAAAAAATTTTCATCGTTTGGGAAAGTTCCGAATCGGCGAACAATTCGTGTGTTGATTAAAAATACAACTATGCAAAACAAAATAGAAAGGGAAATTAAAACATTACATACGCATTCCATGGAAAAAATACGAGAATATTTATTAAAACGAGGATTATATAAAATAGGATCAAATGCACCAGATGATTTATTACGAAAAATTTACGAAGAATCTTATACAACGGGTGAAGTTGAAAATAAAAATACCGAATTATTATTGCACAATTTTTTACAGATTAAGGAAAATTGATTTAATTATTTAAAAGTATATACTAATAGAATGACGACTATGAAATTTTGCCCTGTATGCAGCAACCTATTTCGGTTGAAGGTAGATACAGATCAAACACTTCAACATCATTGCATTAAATGTGGAACTGTAGAAGCCATTACGGATAATTGTGTTATCTCTACAACGTATTGCAACCAACCTCAGCAAAATATTCAGAACAATATTAATAAATATACCAAATTTGATCCGACACTTCCACGTATTAATTTCTTAAAGTGTCCAAATGAAAAGTGCAAAAATCATGTGGACAGTGAAGAACGCGAGATCATATATGTTAGGTATGATAATGTTCATTTGAAATATATTTATATTTGTCCAGAATGTGATACAATTTGGGAATCTGATAAAAATTGATATAAAATTATAATCCATAAATTAATATATGAGTGACGAAGAAGAAGAAATCGTTCCTGATGTTGTAGAATCAGAAGAAGAAGAGGAAGAAGTGATATCCGATGAAGAAGATTTAAATAGTTTAGAAGAAAACGAAGAGTTGGAAGAAGAAGAGGAAGAAGAAGAAATAGCGGCTCCAACAAAATTAAACAATCCATGCGAACACTTTGCAGAAGAAAATTTCAAAAAGTTTTCAACTGAAATTAATCGCGATTTGATTATTAATTTACATCCACGCGAAAAATCAATTAATTACGATGAAGTAAAAAAATTGTGTAGTGTAAATCGGAATAAAGACGGAGTTATTCATGATCCATTACATACCACAATTCCTATACTAACTAAATTTGAATATACACGTATTTTGGGGTTACGTGCTACACAAATTGAAAATAATTCACCACTCTTTATAGATGTAGATGATTCTGTGATAGATAGTTATATCATTGCCCGTAAAGAATTAGAAGCAAAAAAGTTGCCGTTTATTATTTGTCGTCCTTTGCCAGGAGGTAAGATGGAATATTGGGATATTAATGATCTTGAAAACTTGAACAGTTAACTAATTTGATGTAAAAAAATGCCAATATAAGCAAATATACATGCGGCCCAAACATAACCTATTCCTATAGGAATAACATCTTTTTTTGTATTATAATAATAAATCGCACCTAAAATAGAGAGTACAAAAAAAGCGGATACAATGATATATCCTAATCCTTTCATATATTAGTGTTATACTTTTTTACGACACAATTTATATGTTTCGGGTTTTGACGTCATTACAAAATCATTGTTGGATTGAATAAGTTCAGGATAAATAGAACATAATGGTTTATTCACAATCAATAGTATTTTGTCTGTTCTTAAACTGGCCCTGTATTCTTGAATAGATAGTGTACCGCCAAATTTAGATAGTAAATAATGGGGTGGAGGGGCAGGAATAAAATTTTTAGTGTGATTATATACGCCACCGTAAATATAGTTTAACAAATAATAGCGTTCAAATAAGGTAGAATCGTCCAACTTTTCTTTAAACAAATATGCAGCTGCACACTCGGGACAACAAAATGATCCATATACTTGATATGTATCATTTATTTTGCATTTAGGAATATGAACGGGATGGTTGTCATAGCTATAAGTGCACCAAAAACAATCCGTCTTGGAGATATTCAAATCATTCGTATGTAATTTAATCGCCAAGTTTTTAATCTTTTGTGATACAGATAAATTTGTATCTTCTTGAATAATTTCTTCATTATTTTGAGAAATATAGGGTTCTATATCAACTGATTGTGTAGAAACATTAATATCTTGTAATGAACACTTTAAGTGTAAAATAATATTTTGAGAAACAAGTTGTATATTTTCTATAATTTGTTTATTATCAATAATTTTCCCTCCTTTTGGTTTACGTCCTCGTTTTTTAATTTCTTTTTTGTCAGTATCCATGATAATTGATAAATAAAACTGTCTAAATATATTTATAAATTGATTTTTTGACTTGTTGAGTTATTAAAAATTTTCCTATCATTGAAAACAGGACTTTTATAACTTGATATTGCATCGGCAAATAATCCTGGGAAAGGTTGACTATCATGTGTACTTGGTATTTTGGGCTTAGTGTACAACGAACTTTTGCTAGATGGTATATAATTTTTTTCCTTTTTTAGTTGCGTATCAATATCAATGTTATCTGCAAATCCACTCCAAGGTGCACTAGAACCTGGTAAATAATCTTGTTCTACATTGTATGATTTTGTGTAGGCAATATCTACTGAAGAAGGAGCAATTTGGTCTGCTATAGGGAGAGTTGTATATTTGGTCGGGACAGGTCTGGGTGAAAAATAAAAAGAAGGAGTAGTTTGTGTTATGTTGCGTTGTTGCATACGTTTATTTAATTCTTCAACTCTATCCATAAATATAATATATTTTTTATTTAAAATCATAATTGGAATAATATTAATGGGAATCCCGAGTTATTTTTATCAAATTATTAAACGTCACAAACATATTGTGTCCCCTTATACAATTACAAAAATAGATAATTTGTATTTTGATAGTAATTCTATAATATACGATGCCATTCAAACGTTAGAAAAGGGTCCTAAACATACATATGATGACCAAATCATTTCATATGTATGTAACAAATTACTTGAATATATAAAAATGATTCAGCCGTCACGTGTTTTTATTGCATTTGACGGAGTTCCTCCGATGGCTAAAATGAAACAACAACGAGAACGCCGATACAAAAGTTGGTTGGTAGGCGACTGGTTGAAGGAACAAAAAGAATGGGATACTGTACAGATTACACCTGGAACACCATTTATGAAACGATTAGACGTAGAATTACAACAATTTTTTGAACCCTACAAACATAAATATACAGAATTCCATTTATCTACTAGTCAAGATGCAGGAGAAGGTGAACACAAAATATTTGATTTTATTCGTACTAATACCGATCATGCATCCCAAACAACCATGATTTATGGATTAGATTCGGATTTGATTATGTTATCGCTTAATCACTTGCCATATTGTAATCAAATTCGTTTGTTACGAGAAGCACAGGCTTTTATGATAAAAGATAAAAATTTACATATTTTGGATATTAATGCATTGTCAACCTGTGTTCAAGAAAGTATTGGAAAGAATAAATTGTATGATTATATTTTTATAACACTTTTGTTGGGAAATGATTTTATGCCACATTTTCCAGCAATCAATTTGCGAACTACTGGAATGGATACATTATTGAATACATATGTAGAATGTATTCAACCTGATTGCGTATTGTTTGATGGAAATACAATTTATTGGGATCAAGTTCGTCTCTTTATAGATGCACTAAGTAAAAAAGAAGAATCTTTATTTATTCAAGAACATGAAACCCGAAATAAAAAAATGGTAAAAAGTGCAACATATGAAGAACGTATCAATAACTTACCCATGTTGAAACGCGAAAAAGAATTTATTATTTGCCCAACTAAACCTGAATGGCAATCCCGATATTATTCTACTTTATTGTCGGGCGAATCTGTTTCAGATATTTGTATAAATTATGTGCAAATGTTAGAATGGAATATTCAATATTATACCAAAGGATGTAGCAATTGGACGTTGTATTATAAATATTCGTATCCGCCATTGTTGGAAGATTTAGTAAACTATATACCAGATCATCAAGAATTACCAACGGATTTAACTATAAAAACACCGAATGAATTACTTGAATATGTTTTTCCAAATGCACACTTACATTATTTGCCATTTGCGTGTGCCAAAAAACCAGAACCGAGTGTTGTATGGACGTATTGTACCTATATGTGGGAAGCGCATGTAAAATAATATCAGTATTAATTATGAGCGCATCCGTTAAATTATATATTACTATATTCAATGCATTGGCTCTTGCACTCTATTTTTTTGCAATAGGATTATCCGATAATGACAATACATTCCGTATACGAAGAAAATTATTTATATATGCACTCATAGGATCTATTGTATTAAATTTAATTTTATATTTAAGATAAAAATTTATTCACATGTCCAAGTATCCAACCCGAAATATCTTCTGGATTTGTTGGCGAATATGGTTTTACATGTAAATAAGTTACGTTATTTTTTAACATCATTGGATGAAATTGATCATCAATAAACAGAACTTTAGATGATTTCGGATATCCTGTACATTCCCAAAAATCATCCAACGATTTAGTCATATGTTTTCGTTTAGATTCATATTTAGAGGATAATACAACTTTATCAAATAATTCATAATTTAATACGGTATTGAAATACATTTTGATAAATTCAATCCATTGGGGATGACCTCCATTATTTGTAAATATGGCAACTTTGCAATTTTTAGGTTTATTAAGTTTAATATAATTTAAAATGGCTAGAATGTTGGGTTGTAAATAGTGAGGATTCACATCTAGTAAATATTTAAATACTGGAAAAGTAAGATTATAGTTGCGAACCATACTAGAACAATATTGCGAAAATGGAAAAAATGCGCCCAACGTTTCATCAACAT